AATACAAAATACCAAGGTTCTATAGCGGACAAAGAACTATTGGGAGCTTTTCCTATACTATTAATAAGCAATCTGTACTTGAACCAGGCCAGATCTTTTTTCTCCAAATTGGACCTACCCAATTTAAAGCAAAAGGACGTTCAAAAGATTATGTTTTTTATTAATAATACCAGAACTCACTGCATAAAGATTCAGTCCATAAACATATACTCCAGTTATAATTACGCTACTGGACCGGCTTTACAAGCAATAGATAACGCTGCAAATTCTATATTACAGAAACAATTGGCGCAGTTAAACTCTATCATAGGTAAGGACTTGTCTAAGTTGGTACCCATGTTGCAAACTATAAGAATCCAAGTATCGGCCATAACAAAATTCTGTCAAACTGTATTGTCTACCATTAGAGCCGCTCAATCCTACGTTAACATCGCAGTAACGTTGGTAAAAACACTTACTATAGTTACCGAATTTTTAAAGAGCTTGCCAATCCCCAACGAATTCACTGTTGTGGGTATCAACGTTAGATTTGGAGACGCTCTAAAAAAGATAAACGATTTCATAGACACCATAGTACAGGATCTTAATTCTATATCTGGCCTGTTGAAGTTATTGAGCTCTATAGTAGCGGATATATACGTAGACGTGCAGACTATAATAAACGATATATCTCAAATTATAACGAATTTAGAGGCCTGCAACAACGCTCCAAAAGGACTAGTGGACGATCTTAAATCTACCTTGGGTACGTTAAAAGATACATCTGATCAATTAAATGCGTTCTTACAAAACAACAAAAACAAGACTACCCAGATCAATAATACCTACGGTGGATACACTATACAGATAATCAAAGAGGAATTGCTACAAAACTCAAACAACATACCAAGAAGATACGGTATAGCCTTGGACTCTGACGGAGTACAGGTGGTAAAAACTACCCCTACCTACGCTTCCAACGATGCTATTATAATAGAGGAAGTTAAATTGCTTCTAGAGTCCAAAAAGCTAATAAAGATACCTTTGAGTTCTTTGTCTTCTGATCAACAATCTAGTATAAATGAGGCTTTATCCTACGTTGAGGGTAACACTATCAGCCCAGACGTTTACGTAAATATAAACGATGGATTGGATTCTCCGGACAACGAGGACGAAAATAGTGGCCTTGGATTGAACGCATTTATGAACAAACAAAAAGGCGGTAAAGCGTTAAGAAATAGAATGAGAGCAACAATGGCAAAAGCCAATTCTCAGCTTCAACAAAATCTTAGTGCAGTAAATCAAGGATAATTTTAAACAAATTGATATTTATACAATATGGCAGTAAAAAAACAAAGCGCTTTAGCTAAATTAAGATTCCTTATTAGAGAGGAAGTTAAAAATGCGATCAGGGAAGAAATGCCCGTTTTGATCATGGAGGCTCTTGCCAAGCAGAACAGACTATTAGAATCTGCTAAGAAAAAAGGGTTGAGTCCATTACAAGAAGCCGCAAAACCTGTGGCTAAAAAACCAATTATACCGGGAACTTTAAATACGAAACCATTTAACCCGGCTCAGCAATTTCAGCAATCTCAGAAGCCTTTTGCAGGTAAAGATCCAATGAGTAAGTTATTAAATGAGACCGCTTCTAGTATGTTACAAGAGGACGTTATGGCTTTTGGAACTCCAGACGTAGACATGGACGGAATGAGCTTTATGGAAAACATAGACGCTCCAGTAGGAGATGTTAACGATATGTTGGCCACTTCAAGAGCTAGTTCTGCAGTAGAAATGGTACAAGTAAATGCGGTTCCTGACTTTACACAGTTGATGCAAAAAATGATAGCAAAAGGAGTAATGTAATATGGCATACGGATTGGTAAAAATACCGGCTTTAGATCTTAAACCCTCGACTTCTTTGGGAGTCAAGATACCTTTTGCTGCTAATAACGTATTCACTCCTGTATTCACTTCTCAAGAACAGACCAAATATAATCTGATCAATTTTTTATTGACCGACGTTAACGAAAGACCTTTTAACTTAAATTTTGGAGCCGGATTGAGAAGGATGCTTTTTGATCCTATCACGAATTATAGCTTGGAAGAATTAAAATTATCCTTGACAAATAAGTTAGAGGCCTATTTTAAGAACATAACAATAACAGAACTATCCATAACTTCTGAGCCTGACACTCAATCTGTGACAGTGACAGTTAGTTATAGATTAAATAATAACAATCAGCAGGACACTGCAGTGATAAACATACAAAACGCGTAAGATGCCCAATCAGATAGACGTTACATATTTAAACAAGAATTTTACCTCTTTCAAATCTGATTTGATTGAGTACGCTAAATCGTATTATCCAACAGTTTATAACGACTTTAGCCAAGCGTCTCCTGGTACCATGTTCATTGAAATGGCAGCCTACGTTGGAGATGTAATGTCTTTTTATTTGGACAATCAAATACAAGAAACTTTTTTACAATACGCAAAGCAACCTAACAACCTATACACTTTGGCTTATATGCTTGGTTATAGACCAAAGGTTACTTCTGCTGCGGTAGTAAATTTGGACGTTTATCAACAAGTTCCAGCAAAGACAGTGGGTGGACAACCCACTCCCGACTTTAGTTACGGATTGACTATCCAACCTGGGATGCAAGTTCAGTCAAATATTAATAACAGCTCTTACTATTACGTAGGAAATGTTGTTGACTTTACTGTATCTTCTTCGTTGAATCCTACGACCGTTTCTGTGTACCAAGTAAACGGAGGTTCGGTACCGACTTCGTATCTGTTAAAGAAATCAACTAACGCAATATCTGGGCAAGTTAAGAACAAGAGCTTTTCTTTCGGATCTTCCCAACGATTCTCTACTGTGGCCATAAACGACTCTAGTATCATACAGATCATAAGCGCCGTTGATTCAAACGGAAACAATTGGTACGAAGTTCCCTATTTGGCTCAAGACTATATATTGACCCCAGTGGCCAATACGGCTGCAAACTACCCGGCTTTGAATCAGTATCAGAATCAAGTTCCTTACATAATTCAAAAGCAACAGGTTCCAAGAAGATTCGTATCCAGATTCACAAGCAACAATACATTACAAATAGAGTTCGGTCCTGGTATCAACTCGGTGGCTGACAGCGCTGTTTTACCTAACCCAAATAACGTTAGCGTAGGTTTTACTGGCGGTGGATTGAGCTATTTGTCTAGCTCATGGGACCCTACAAACTTTGTCACTACGCAAACTTACGGTCTAGCTCCTAACAATACCACCATTACGTTTAACTATTTAGCCGGAGGTGGTGCATCTTCAAACGCTTCTATAGGAGAATTAACAAAGGTAGTATCGGTACAATACACAAGTCAAAACGGTAACGCTTCTACGCTAGTAACGAACAACGTAAGTTCTTCAGTTGGTGGTGGAGACGGAGACACAGTAGAAGAGTTAAGAATGAATACTTTGGCAGAGTTTCCTACTCAATTGAGAGCAGTAACTCAGCAAGATTATTTAGCGAGAGTATTGTGTATGCCTTCTATGTACGGTAAAGTTTCTAAAGCTTACGTGACTAAAAACGATCAGACTTTTTCTAGCTATACCAACGGAGTTCCTGCGCAACAAAATCCGCTGTTAATCACAATGTATATTTTAGGATTGGACACAAACGGAAATTTGGCGGCTCCAACCCCAGCTTTATTACAGAACGTACAAACGTACATCCAAGATTATAGAATGTTGACAGACGCTGTTAAAATACAGCAGGCTTACATAGTTAATATTGGCGTTAGTTTTGACGTAGTGATATTACCTAACTATAACGGTCAAGACGTAATATCAAGATGTATTACGGCCATTCAAAACTTCTTTGACATCGACAACTGGCAGATCAATCAACCAATCATATTGACTAATTTGTATTCTTTATTGGATCAAATTCAAGGAGTTCAAACGGTTAAAAATATCACCATAAGTAATTTAGTGGATTCAACAGGAGCTACGTATTCTCAATACGCTTACGATATAGCGGGAGCGACTGTCAATAACGTAATATATCCTTCTTTGGATCCGTGTATATTCGAAGTGTTGTATCCAAATACGGACATTCAAGGTAGAGTAGTAACATTTTAATAATTAAACAATGGCAGTATACAAAATATTCGCGAGCTCAGACGCAACAATATATTCTTCTGATGTAAGCAAAAATACAGGTCTGGACGAGATATTAGAAGTCGTTGTTAAGAATAATAATGCTAGTACTAACGGGCTTTATTTAACAAGCTACGTTGAAGACATAAGAAGATCTTTGGTTCAATTTTCAAATACCGATTTGGCGACCGTAAAGTCCCTTTCTACTGGGTCATCTTTCCAAGCGAATCTTAGACTGTTTTTATCCAGCGCTGAAAACTTATCTACTACTTACTCCTTAGAATTTAGACAAGTAAGTCAATCTTGGGACATGGGTACAGGTAAATTTATCGACTACCCTGAAACTAGAAACGGGGTTTGCTGGAACTCTCCTAATGCTTACGTAACCCAATCAAATACTTCGTGGTCTGCTGTTAGCTCTAGTTATTATACTATTGCGGGTGGAGGATCTTGGACAGGTCTTTATGTTACTCAAAGCTTTGGATACGCTGATAACAAGGACGTTAACGTAAATGTTAGTCCGATAGTTTCCTCTTGGTTTTCTGGGTCTTTCCCCAATTACGGACTGTTGGTTAAATTTCCAACGCCAATAGAAAACAACTCTGGGTCTTATATACAGACCAAGTTCTTTAGCTTAGATACTCACACTATATATCCTCCAACGTTAGAGATAAAGTGGGACGATAGTACTTATGTGACTGGGTCTTCAGTAACTAACAGCGATTTCGTAGTTAATTTTGCGAATAATCAAAACGAGTTTAAGTACGGTACTCAAAAATACAGAGTGAGATTGGCCACTAGATCTACTTTTCCAACAAGACAGTTCACGACGTCCTCAATATACTTGAACACACTGTTATTGCCTTCAAGTTCTTATTGGGCAATACAGGACTACAAGACAGAAGAGATGGTTATTGACTTCGATACCAATTACACAAAGATAAGCTCTGACGGTACTTACAACTACTTTAACTTGTACATGAATGGATTGGAACCTGAGAGATTCTACAAGCTATTGGTACAAACCGTTCTGCCATCGACGAACGAAACAATAAACATAGATAGTAACTTGATTTTTAAAATTGTTAGGTAATGACAGAAACAGTAAATTTAGTAAAACAAGTATACGGTGTAAATACCTACAACAAGGTAATAGACACGAGTTTTTCGGAGCTTATAGCCGCTACTCCTATCGTATCGAGTTCTACTATAACTATACCTCAATTCTTCGAGTACTACGATCAGTTATTCTACGACATACCAGTAAGTGGATCGATTAACTCACATCAAGAATTGGTACAAAGAAGTACTCAATACATAGGTGGATCTACAGTTAGCGCACAAGAACAGGCTCTAATAGACGAAATTAATACTTTAAGACAGCAATTAGTTGATCTTAGTCAAACTTATCTAAACGTAAGTAATATAACCGCATAATGGAATTAGTAAACGTAATATACAACGGACAAGGAGTAGAAGCTCAGCAATACAATAACTCTGATTTGACTCTTATTACCAATAACTACATTAATACTAGCTTCCTTAGTAATAGCAACGACTACGTAGAGGCTTTTGTATACGACGATAACAACAATCTGTTAAATAGCGATTATAACTACACTTCTTATACACTTCCTTCTCAAGCTAATACCAGCAATGGATCTTACGGAAATATCATATTGGATCCTCAGTCCTACGTAACTGGTCTAGGGTTCGATAGAGGTTCTACTAATGTTCAATACAACTTCTTAAGGAATTTATTCAACTCATCTTACGGTAACTTTTACTGGATAAAACAAATATCTCCGTCAAGAAAAGAGCTAATACTATCCTCTCAGACCATAAGCGATAGTTCTATATTATCCGGTTTTAACGACTATCAAACTTACGCTGCAAACAAGAACTATTTTGCAGATTTCTACCTTAACTTTGGTGGCAATCAACTTATCATAGCAGTTAACGTTGCGTATTCTACGGATTCTAACGGAGCCAATCTGTTGATAAAATTATACGAGCCTCTTCCTACTGATTTTGACGTTAAGTCAACTTTATGGATCGTGGACCAAGTTGCTCAATCTGTTAGCTATAACGTAAACATACAAGTAGAAGCAGAAGCCGTAACGAATAACAACGCTTTAAGAGGACCAAACTTCAAGATAGACGTTAATCAAAAAGTAGGGTTAACAACGCAATACTATAACTACAACAATTTAATAGCGAGCCCGGTAACTTCTTCGTTTAATAAATTGAACAGTTACTA